TATTGTCGCCAACTTTGATACGATGAGCACGAATTTTACGACCACTGGCGGATAACTTATAATCAGAAGTGGCTAATTCATCTTCTTGAATAGTTTCTTCTTTGTTTAGGTGTTTTTCCAAACGATCAATGGCACCAGACATATTTTCTTTGCCTTTTGCTGCATCTTCTTTACGCTTACGCTCAATCTCATCGTGTTTCTTTTCACGCTCAGCAGCTGCGGCACGGAATCTTTCCAGTGCACTGGCTTCAGTCATGTGCTTGACTTTCATCTTGCGCAATGTATCATTATCTTCGTGACCAAGACTGTGTCCAGCTTTATTGGTCATGCGTTTTAGCTTTTGGTAATCATCAAACGTCATAATACCTTGAGCGATATTATTCGTTTTCTTTGGATCAAACTCAACTACAGAAGCATCTTCCGTAACTTGTAATTTCTGTGGGATAAGATTTGTATCGTAATCGATGCCCATTTCGTTTGCCAAAGCCAACATCTTATTTACAATGTTAAGTGCTTCAGGATTTAATGTCTTGGTCTTAATTCTGCGCAATGCAGTATTGACCAACAACTCTGGGTTTGCAGTTGCTTCAACTTTATCAACTCCCAGCATAGTAGCAATAATACGTGCAACTTTAATCTTGTCTGTTGGACGTAATGTCTTATCTGATAATGCTTCCATAAATTCGCCTTTACCGCTATCTTTGAAATTGGTTAATAGACCTTCTAGTTCGTGTTCATGCGTATGGAAGTAATCCATATGATGCATAAATTCTCCAACACGAGCCAATGATTCTTGTGCTTTAACTCTAGCTTCTTTCCACTGAGTAATCTCAGCGTCAGTTAATTCTTCGCCAGCAATGTGACGATCATTAATACCCATATAAGTGTCAGTTGACTTTAACGCATTCAAAACTGCCACTGGATCTTTTTCTGAAGCACGAGCGATTGTATCTTGAAACGCTTTGGCTGCATCAGCAGTTCTGCCAAAGTTTTTAGTTGTGTAACCTTTAAATGTAATTTGCTCTGGGGCTGGTCCACCTGTAACATCTTCTTGTAATTGGTCTTCAGATAAAGTAACATCTTGAATCCACTTCTTACAAGTTTCTCCTGTGCTGTTTACTAGCACAAGATAGTTGCTACCACGATCAATGATTTCGTAACGTTGATTGTCTGACTCAACAAATTGACCAACTGTGTAAATCTTACCTTTGAAGAATTCCTCACGTAAAGCATCAACGTCAAAACGAACTTGTTCTTTGATAGCTTCAATGCCCATACCTAAACGCACATCATTCATCAAACGCTTACCGTCAATATCACGTAAGGTTGAGGGCAACCCTTTCTTGAAAGAAGAATAATCTCCTTTTGAAGCTAAGCTACGCATCTTTGTTCCAGACATGCCAGAAGCATCATCTGCGTCTGGATCACGCTCACCTGCAGATACTACTTCGATAGTATCAAAGTGAAATTCTTTGCCGTTGTATTTGTTTAGTAATTCTTGATACGCTTGAACACGGTCACTACCTGCGACCATAACAAGGTTTTTGTATTTTTTATTGAGTTCTTTAACTGCTTCGATGTAAGTTCTTACGTTTTGATTGGCAGCCACAAACTTTGTGCTTGGGAACATTTTGCCAAGGTACTGAACTTTTTTATCCACTGAGAGTGGATTCTTTTTAGCATCTTGAGTTTTTGAAGCGTAGATGGCGTGGTCAGCACTACCAGTGCTAGCCAGCTTTTTGACTGTCTTTACAAGCAATTCGTGACCTGTTGTCGGTGGATTGAACCGACCAAAGGCAAACACTACTTTCTTTGTAGGAAGTTCTTTTATTAATTGTCTGTATTTCTTCATTTAATCCATCTATAAAATTGTAGTTTCAACCTATTATTTAGCTTTTCTCTATCTCCTACACCACAGAAATAATAGCTTGGGCAGCAGCAACGATCCAACGACAAGCAATCTCATCATTGGCTAAATCCTGTTGAGCACGTATATCAGCGATTTCTCTAACTAGATACTCAAACTCTTCTTGACTTAACTCACCAATAGCCTTTTTATCGGCTAATACCAATAGTTCATTGGCTAATTGTGCAGCAGGTCCACCTACTCCAGCCACTTCTCTTAATTCTTCTAGAATCATCTGCCTCTCCATGCGTCTGCGATAACGTCAATGCGAGTCTTATTGATTCTTAAAATAGACTCACAAAACGTCTTGTTGTTAGATTGTTTTGCCTTTTCGATCGCTTCACCAAGTTGAACCACAGAATTTGCTTGTGGGTCTTTTCTCAATTCAGTATAAACTCTTAGATGTGTAATTTTATTTTGCGCATCTAACCAGTCTTTGTTTTCACAATTTAGTTTATCAACAGCAACCTTAACTTCAACTAGATTATTGAATAATGCTGGGTCGTGTTTAACTGGTAATATTACTGAACATCCGCTTAAAAATAGTGCAGCTACTAAAATATATTTCATCTTTGCCACCCTTTGATAATGTCAGCAGAGAAATTTGAACGACTAAATTCCATGCGGTTAATAACTTTAACAGCACCACCTTTTAATCTATCAATAGCAACAAATCCCTCAACACTTGTTGTTTTAAATCCGCTTGCAGTTTTAAGAAACGTAGAAATATGACCAGCTTGATTCATCTTTGTGACAACCATTTCTTTGGCATCGGTAAGAATATTGACTAGATCAAAGATTGCTTGAACATCACTTGGTTTATGCTCAGCAAAGTATTTTAATATTTCTTTGCGTTTTGCTTCACCAGCAGCTTTACCCTTTTCGGTTTTTTGCTTTGGTTCTAGTTTAGCGTGGATATAATCAAACAATCCTTTAACGTGTTCTTTGGTATTTGCGAATCCCTCACCAGAACGAATCTTTGTATTGTTGTATGTTTTAATCTGAATTAACAATTCTTCATTTTGACTTATGGCATTTAAAGCTGCTGGCGTAATACTATTTAATTTAGCTTGGGCTGCGGTAATAATAGAATTTAGTTTTACGGTTTCATCGGCAGTAAAAGAAGCAGTGCCAGAGTAGTCTTTATATGTGGCATCATCCATCCAGATACTTGGTGAAGCTGTTAAGTGTTCAACAATACCTTTACCAAAGGATGCTTTCATTGTTTCAAATGAAGTTCCAGTATAGGTAGTATGCCATACAACACCAATCTTTGCTTTCTTGATTTTCGTGGCTAGGTCGCTGTTTTCTGGAACAGCATACACAATAGTGTTTGGGTGAAAGGTAATGTATGACTCGCCATCAATGACTTGTTTCTTTAAGTCAGATTTGGTAAACATTAGATCGCCTTGATACACACCAGACTTGATACCAAGTTTCTTAAACTCAGTAAGAGCAACTTTGAATTTTGCGGCTAGATCGCCATCTGTATCAGCATCAATTTCTGCGGCAGTTTTATAAATCTTTGGCTCTTTATTGAATACACCTTTTTTGGCGATAAAGAACTTGCCATCTCTTGGATCGATACCAGCAAAGATAGCTGGTGCACCATCCCACTTTACCGTGGCTGAGATTTTAGTTTTGCTGTGACCTGCCAACATATCACGGAGGTCTTTGATAAAGTTGATGGCTTTTTGAGTGCCGACTGTACCTTCATTGAACACTAGATCTTCTAGATGTTCCATGTGGGTATTCTTTTCTTCGACTATAAAACCCTTTAAACTTTTCAACTTCATACCTTTATTATACCTTATCTTGCAATTAAAGTCAAGCGATTTATGTAATCCCCTCAGAAATTGAGGGTTATTTCATAGAGAACTTGATGCCTGTGTTGTCGGAGTCTTTAGCGTTGGCTCCGTAGGCAAATTTAAACTCAGCCTTTGAAAACAGTTTCTTTTTAAACTCTAGGTTATCACCAGAGAAATTTAAGTATACTTGCTCGGTTTTCATATACTGACTAATCTTATTTAACACTTCTTGATACTGTGGTTGTTTATTCATATAATCAACTAGGGCATAACCCATTGGTGCCATTACCAATGAATAATACTTTTTATATGTAGTTGGTGTCATTACAATATTAACAGAATCATCGCTTGCGTTTTTACCAAGAACATTATAAAACTCTTCATATGTAGATTTAAATAATTTAATTCTAGCCTTATCAGTTTTACCTACTTTGGCAATCTGTTGAATATGTGCAGAAATATCTTGAATAGTAAAGTTACCTTTGGCACCAATAGTTTTCTTTAGTGTGGTATACGCTGGCAGATTAAGAGATTTCATGGCAGCTAAAATCTTAGTTGATGTATTATCATTTTCGCCAGCCAATGCTTTTAGCACATTAATTACAATGGCTTCATCTTTGTTTGGAGCTTTATAAACTTTATCAATATTAGTAACAATGGCACCAATAGATGGTGCAGCACCTGCTTCAAACTTTGCTGATATGTCAGTACGAATAGTTTCTTTGCCAGATTTTTTCATAACAACAAAGTCTACCAATGCTTCATTACTAATATCTGAAAAGAATGCTTGTTGCCAAGTGGAAGCAAATGGTTGAGTTAAATACCAACGCATAGAAAGAACTTCACCAAAGTCTTTACCAATAGCTTGTTTGTCTTGTGGCTTAACTCCAGCAAATGATTTCTTGGCTGGAGTAGTCATTGGAATAATGTCTTTGGGGTTTTTGTTTGTGCTAACTGTTTTATATAATTCTGTTAGCACAACTTTAATATCTGATGGTAGGGTAGCGTTTTCTTTAATACCAGTCAATACAGCTTTATCCAGAGATTCTAGTGTTGTGTATTTGCTAGTAGTTAGATTAAACTTTTCTGGTGCTAACTCTTTTGTTTTTAGCGTACCTTTTTCAGTATAGGTATTTACAATGTAAAAGGTTTCACCCTTGGCAATAGTACCAAGAACTTTGGTAAGAGTCATTAGCTTGGCTTTGTACTTACCAGAAATTGCTTTTTCTTCAGTGGGAGTTAGATCGGTAACTGTTGCAGTTATACCAACAGTTTTTAAGAATGCTTCAAGTGTGCCTGAGAATGCAATCTCAACTGCTTTAATTTGAGATTGATATCTTGAAGATTTTAAAGATACCTTGATACCTTTGGTAGAAAGATAATCTACCATCTTCTTTGCGGATGCTGCTAGTTTTGAATAATCTGTTGCCATAGTAATCCTATTAGACTACTATTTAGGCTTGTTGGCGTATCGTTGATACTTGTTGTCCCACTTGATAATCTGCTGCATTATCTTTGGAATCGCAGCGTTATTCTTGTAGTCGTAGTTGAATGTCTTTAGGAAGTAATGTAAAGTCTTTGAATCTGTATATTGTCCCGCTCTGCCAAGTAAAGTTTCTATCTCTAATCTTGGGCGAAACATTTTAAAGTCTAGATAAATGCAATGAGCGTATGCTTGTATCTCATCAAACTCAGAAAGATATCTACGCTCAGCATCTTTCTTAATGTGACCAACTTTCTTATGCGGTAATACGTAATTGCTCCACTCGTCACCACGACGATCGTACTGCATAAAGTGAATCAACTCGTGCATCAGAGTTTGAATAAAGCGATACTTAAATCTATCCCAAGATACCTTGGTGAATGGAAACTTATCAAAGTCCAGTGTGTAGATTTGTAAGGCACACTGACGTTCATCTGGGGAATATTCACCACCGATTGATGCGTAGGTTTTCCAAACCTTTGCTGCAGATGGTGCTTTTCTAAACTCTATTTTGGTACGCCACTTTTTAGTATAGTTGGCTAAACCAACGCTATCGTTTTTATACTTGTCGAGATCTCTCCATACTTTTGATGGAATGAGTTTAGCTCTAAATGGTTGCTCATAGAAATTGAGCATTTCCATCCAATTGAAGTCTGCGGTTTCTAGGTAATTCATAATCCTAGAAAGTCCTATCCTTACCCTAATTGACCTTCTAAAAAGGTTAGAACTTTCCCCTGCTCCTCTAAGTTAGTGTTCACAAACTCAGTAATGTACGGCATCAACTCAAAATTTGACAATAGGTTATTATATTTAGTATTACGACCCTTTAGGAATATCTCCGATTGGTCGGATCCACGATCCTTATACCTTTGCTCAAGCATTTCCTTGGGAACCTTTAGGAATATCACTTGTAGATCGGTATCGGGTAACTCCATAGAGAATTCTAGGAAAGACTGGTTAAAGATACGATCGCCTTCAAATAAGATATTTGACGTAGTTTCCTTAACGAACTGTTGAGCCACTGGTTGAACAGCCATACTTAAACGATCTGTTCCAGCGAATGTTTCACCATCTTCGTACTTGCCTAGAATGTAAAGATCTAACTCGGCACAGTAGAGTGCAGGTAACATTTTCTTGGGCTCAACTCTCTCCCAAGTTTTACCTTCCATAAATTTACGGAACAAGGTAGTTTTACCTGTTCCTGGAGAACCACCAACTGCAATCAATTTTCTCATAAAAATTCCTCTAGTCCAATAGCTTGTCGCTGTTCATCATCAAACATCCACTCAAGATTATCCATTTTACCTGTATTGGTAAAATACTTAAACTTTTCTTTATCTATACCACGCTTGTGATCTAGACGTAAATCAATAGTTTCTTCTCGGGATTGCCACAGCACATCCCAATCAATACCATACCATCCATCACCTTCAACTTTAATAATTTCCTCAGCTTGACGATCTAGGTAATACCCAAGGTATCTGCCGTGGTGTTCTCTAAAGATTTTCTTATACGAACAAAGGCAGGTTTCCATTGTAAAGTAATCTATAGACGATGCGAGTTCTGGAAATCTTGCTTTCGTCTCTGCAAGAATCTCTTGGGCTTGTGACTCAAGATTTGCATACTCCACTGCAGTGAGTTTTCTATCCACACTGTCTTCTTGTCCGAGGGCATAAAGTAATCCATTACGATGAGAGCGAGAGCCATCATAATCGTCCAGCATGAGAGAAGTAGGATCGATCCGAACACCAGAGGTATGCTTAAGATGCTGAAGATAAAACCAAGTACTGTAACGACCAAACTTATGCAAGCTAGACTTAATGCCTTCCCACAAGTTATCAAAGTTGTCCTTCTCAGTGTTTCCATAATAACTTTCCAATCTGTCCCTTTGTGTTCTTCCACCAATGAATTGTTGATACGATGCGAACATGGTTGGAAGATGCCCCTTGTTCCATTTTGTGTCAGTCTGATAACGTAGACGTTTATAATTAGCAGTATTCCATTGAGTCATACGATCAACAGTTGCCAACTCATAGTCGGGAAACTCGTTCATCAATACCCAAGCAGTTGGCAGATAGTATGTATTACCATATAACCAACACAACCAAAGTTTCTGCTCGTCGTTATGTTCGTAACGATCGTTTATATAGTTAGTTGCCCATACTGCTGGGTCGCAATCATCATACTTCAATGACCATGCGTACCAGCGTATGAATGCTTCTCTGCGATTTTGTTGTAGCCTATAATCCATTTATCTGAAAGATTTTACCTAATGATTTTTGTGCTTGTAAGTCTTCTCGTATCTCTCTTGATGATTTAACCTTTTCATCAAAACAAATACAACAATCACCTCTGACATGATTGCTATGTTTTCTTGTACTTTTTGATTTCAAATAAAATGCAGTCAATGGTTTATAAACTCTACAAGTCTTACACCAAGAAACTGCTCTTGATTTAGTTCCATCTAAGTTTGCAACCCAATGGTCTTTTGCGATTTCTCTTGTAACAACAGCTAAATTTTCTTTTCTCAAGTGTGTCATAATAAATTCCTCAATTGTCCAACCTTTATTATACCCTATTTTGCAATTAAAGTAAAGCTAAATTTGATCTAATTTGACCCCTATTTGGCTCGTAGCAAGGTCGTAGAGGGTCGTACAACCTCCCTTACCCTTACGGTTGACCGCTTTATTGATGGTCATGTCGGAAAGGTCGTAGTCGCCCTGTAGGAAGGTATCTCCCCCTATCCTAAAGATGGACAGCTGACAACCACTCTTTTGGGAACCCCAGAATCGGAACCCTAGACGCTCGTAGAAGCCTACGGCAGACTTCTCTGAGGATACCCTAAAGTAAGTCGCTGCAGACGCTCTAGCACGCTTTAAAGAGTCCTCGCATAGGATCCTGGCAGCTCCCTTTCCTCGGTGTTTTACAAAGGTATGTAAGAGTTGCAGGTTAGCCACGTGGGGTTTATTTTTGGATATGGTAGTTATAATTGCAGCTGTTAATTCGTTACCATCCCAAGCACCGATACAATACTCCCATTGATCTTGCATATCTGCTTTAGCAACAAATGTTTTTGCAAAGTTATCTCCCTTGTCAGTAGATATACTATTTACAAAATCATCACGTGAACATTTACTCAACCTCAACAAGAGTTCTCACTTTCTCACCACGATCTTCTGGGTGCTTTGTCTTTTCCCATCCAATGAATTGAGCAAGATCCCACTGCATTGGTGGAAACGTATAACCATTGGTATTGATTAGATCATCTACACTGGCACCATCATTTAATGCAGCATCAAGAAAGTCTTCAACGAAACGAAAGCAAGATTCCAATTCTACTTTATCCAACGTGCCACGGAATAAACGAAACTCTACAGTATCAATATGTTTCAGTGCATACATATTAATGGCATAACGAAATGGTCTACCCATTGAAACGCCATCTTTACCTGCAGCGTGCATCTTAATAAAAGAATTGAAGTCAGTGGCTAGATTGATAATGTTATCACTCATATAATCTGGCATAGTGCGACCACCATCAAACTTCAAATACATCTTGGCACCTTTGGCACCTTTCATTTGATTGTGGTCATAGAAACCATAAACACGATCAACTGTTGTTGTTTGGTTATCTTTAATATATTTGGTTAGTCGCTTTAGTGCATCGATGTCGTCACGCAATCCAGGAATGCGACAGTGAATGTGTGTATGGGCAGTAACACCTACTGTTGGTGGATGACCAGCATCAGTAAATAGTTTCTGCAGTTCAAAGTATCGTTCTACTTGACCAGCCCAAGTACGAGTTGGCTTGGTATTAATCTCGCCACCAAATGGAGGATCTTCACCCAATGGATCTGCACATACATTTTTGTATGGATCACGTAGGTTAATAATATCTCGCTCGGAGTATTCCCAAGTACCAAGATGTTCTGGAATTGAAAAAGAGCGAGGAACATCACCCCACTCTATTTCCATACCGTATGTAAATTTTTCTTTTGGATAGTTCATCAGTCACCTATAAGTTGGTAATCAACAGCATCAATATTAACCTTTTCAATAGTCATAGCCAACTCACTATCAAATGTAGTATAGTGGTTTGGTAAAAGGTTAATAGGGAATCCTTCTACTTCTGCACGTTTAGGAATATCAGCAGTAGAAGTAATTATACATCCATTTGAAATACTAGTCAAGTATAATGGTCGCTTGCCGTTACGATACGCAAGTAGCTTCTTATCGTTGGTTAATTCACAAACACCCATAGACATATCAGGAAACTCTTCAAGTGGCGAATGCGAGTGTAGGACTAACTCGCTATCGTTCTTTGTTTCACAATCATAATTATACAATTCTTTCCAACGTTCTGGTAGTTCTTGAGTGATAACTCCATTGTGAACTATTGAATGTAAATCATTACCAATTGGCTGATTATACTCAAGATCGCTAGTGCTGTAACGACAGTGACCAATAAGGTAGAGATTCCCATCTTCATTAACATACTCTGCAAAATTAAAAGGAAACTCATTGGCAGGTACAGGGTGCTTCTCAGTAACAACTCGGTCATTCTTGACATAAGATATTCCAGTTGCGTGCATACCACGAATCTTGGACTCTAGGAATACACGATGTAACATATCAAAATCCTGCAGAGTTGGTTTCTGCAGGATGGCTCCAATGACGGCACACATCAGAAGAAACTTTCTAGTGAGTTAGCCTTTTGTGATTCTGGATGATACTTCACCAGTTGTTCTTCACCAAGTTTGCTGCGTAGGTAATCATACCACTCATCTGATTCCCACATACCTGGAGATACGCCATTCCACAATGCTCTGTTCTCTGGATGTTCTTTATTCTTACGACGATCTTCAACGAATTGGAAACGAGTATCTTCATACTCTTTTGAACCCAACTCAAGCATCTTTTCACGGAAGTAGCAAACCAAGCTAATACGTTCTGAGATTTCATCGTGCACTTTAATTTCAGTATTTCCGTGCATAACTTCGTGGTTATTAATCAACAACAAATCTCCTGGACGCACATTAACCGCTACACGATACTCAGGTGCAACCAAGTAACAACCAGAATAGTTACCAGTGTTTGAAAGAGTCAGTAGATTAGACAATCCACTTGTTAGATCGCCAGCATCATAATGGCAAGCAGTACGGAAAGTTTTGTTTACGGTAATGGTAGTAAATGGCGTACCTGGAACCAAATAGTTTGGATCTAGTTTATTTGCTGCTGCCATTTGATTGCCATATCTCCACGGTAACAATTCTTTAAAACCCTGTGATAGAGTTTGTAAGAAAGGAAACGCCATCTTAAACTTGTCAAAGTTGTCACGAGTATAACTTGTGGCACGACCATAAGGAATGCGTGGATATCTATCGAACCAACCAGCAATGCCAGAGTGAACTGAGTTTGCGTAAGTTGTTGCGCAGATAAGATCTTCAGCTACACGTTCTGCTTCTTCTTTGGCAGCATCGGGTGTTAGTTTACGAATAGTATCAACCCAAGTGTCAAATACAAAGTTCTCTTTCTTGACACCATCAACTGACCAAACACGTGCACGATTAGAAGCATTGGCAGCAATGTTTTTATGTTTATTGCGAACAACTTCAACTGGATCGTCACCAAACAAGTTTTCACTTGGCTTTAAGAATACGTCAAGCATATCATATTCGTAGTCTGTTACCCACTGGCGATTACCCAATGAACCTT